GCACGCGCACACCGCAACGCCGGCCAGCATCAGCGCCGGTCTTTCTTCGCACCAGCTCATGCGGTAGAACAGGAGGAAGGCGATCATTCGTGGCTCCCGCGCTGAGCCTGCACATACTCCGCATGGCTCTGCTGCTCGGCTGAGTAGGCAATGCCAGCGCACAGAGCGATAGCTACTACGATTGCGGTTAGGTATTGGCGCATGGCTGCTCTCCGGTAGTTCTGTCAATTACGGCATAGCAGCGCTCAAACATGCCACCGTCGCCGTCGTCGTTAAAATCGTCTTGCCGCTCGCACATCGCCAACAGATCGGTAAGCGCAGCCAACAAATGCTCGGCAGCGCTAATCAATTCGGCCACGTTGTCAGCGCGACTCTGCCGACCTTCAGCGCGAAGGTTTTCTTCCATTCGGCGCATTGCGTTCAGTCGATTCGTATTCATGCTTGCTCCCCTTGTGGAATAGCCTTAGCCTTCTTTACCGGCTGGTCAAAGCCGTACTGTGGTGCGAGCTGCACAGCCTTAAAGATGGCGCGCTGCTCAGTTTCTGCGGTCACTTCCAGCGAGAGCGATGTGCCGCGCTTGAAGTCGATGTTGACGAGGTAGGTCATGCTGTCTCCGTTCGTTAAATTGTGTGGTGGCAGGATTTGAACCTGCTTGCTAGCGAACTTGCTTTTTCTCGCCAAGGCTAGCTTTCTACCGAACTTCGCCCGATGTTTTGAGCGCTCACCACACTGAGGGGATCTGGACTCGAACCAGAACTATCAGGGGGCGACCCTTACCTCTACCAATTGGGCTATCCCCTCAGTGTGGTGACTGGTTACGCCCAGTCAGTCGTTTAGTAAGCCAGTAAGCGAATCAGCACTGCACGTTCGGCGCGAGCTTCCGCGTTGTCCTGCTTCGCTTCGCGGCTCAGTTGCGCATCTGCACACTCAGACATGCGCAGAAGTTCGTTCACCGGGAACAGTTCGATCAGATCAATCGCGCTGTCGGCTGCGGTAATGATCTCGATCACGCATTCGTCTTCGTCGCGGTAGCCGTACAGGTTCAGCAACACGCCGGCATGGTCGTATTTGCGGAGGGTGAAAGGGGTCATTGCGTCACCCCGTCGCTGTAGCGTCCGCTGCAAACATGCTGCAAGAATGCGCGTGCGTTTGGCGAGAGTTGCGGCGGCTTTGCCTCCCCCTCATCGTCGTACAGCAATTCCCACAGCCAGTTCTGCTGCTTGCCACTGATAATCAAGCAGCATTCCTCATCCAGTTCGCGCGCCTTGTCGGCAAGCTGCTGATCAGTAAGTTGCGGCGCTGTCGTCATCTCGTACCCCTATCTGGCTGAAGGTTCGTTGCTGCTGAACCGATGAATCATTAAACCACGGGTTGATATTACACGTCAACCTAAAGTTGAATTCAAATGCGAAATAAATCACTGTTGCAAAAATGAGGACGAAAAAATAGCCGCGCTAGGCGGCTTGTAGGGAGATGGGAGCTAGTTGCTTAGTTCGGCCATTGGTTATCGACCTTCGCCAGGTAGGCACATTTCGACTCATGGGCATACTGGCCGGTCTGGATGCCTCGGCACTGCCACACAGGATTGTTGTACTGCACATAGACGCGATCCCACGCATACGAGTAGTCGTAAGGCGGCGCCTGATACGGCCGGTTATGGCTGCTTGCTGCCGCGCTCAGGCCTCCCAGCGCCTCCGATAAAGCCGTCCATCCTGCCTTCTGCTCTGGGGTGGATGCGCAGCCAGTTAGGCATAGAAGCAACACTATCGTAATACGCGGCATATCTTCCTCTACAAGAGTGTGAGATTTAAGCAACAGTCGCAGACGGTTTGTAACTGTTAATTAAATGCACTTTGTTGGTTACAAATAGTTGCAAGTTGTATTGTGCATGGGAAAATATCGGCGTAGTCTGTCAAGGTCACCCATCCCACATGATGAACATAAGACCACAATGAATAGCCAAGCCGAAGCGGACAAGTTGACCCAAGCGGAGCGTGATTTGGTCAATAATTTCCGACAGACCAAGCCAGATAAACGCGACTCGTTTCTTTCCCTGTCGGCTGATTACTGCCGCGTGTTCCCATTGGATATGCCGCGCTTACGGCTTGTGGCGGCCGGGTAATAACTCTACAACCGATCCTTTGCCACCAGACAGTAGCTTGGCATGGGCTATCAGTAGCTCGCGCTCGCCTGGTCCGCATTCCCGGTACATTTCAAGCAGTGCAGCCTCGTCAGGGTCTAAGCGCTCCAGCTTTGAGCCGGCTGACTTCTGACGGAGTGGCGTCCTAGCCTCACCGCTTACCAATTCATCGGCCGACAGCTCAAGCAGCTCGGCGACCCTCGGTACGTTCTCTCGTGCAATCTTCCCGGACTTCATCCACTTTGACACTGCGTTGACGGATACGCCCGCGCTTTCCGCTAGCCATGCTTGTTTTTTGCCCATCGCTTTTACGCGTGCGGCTATTAATTTGCCAATCTTTTCACTCATCCCCGAATCATCCTGTTGATTCTCCTTCTATTCAACCAATCACCGGTTGAATTTAAAATCAACCTGTGGTTTAATGGAGCCATGAACACACAAACCACATCGGCAATTGAGAAGGCGGCAGCCCTCGCTGGGGGCGTCGCGCAACTCGCAGGTGCTTGCGGCGTGTCTGCGCAAGCGGTCTATAAATGGCTCAAAAAGGGCCACCCGCCTACCGACCGGTGCGAGGACATTGAGCTTGCAGTGAAAGGCAAGGTCAGCCGCTTCGACCTTCTGCCGCCTCCATTCGCAAGAAAGCCACGCCGCTCCCCGCCCTGACACCTCACCGTGTCGGGCGCTTCGTTGCGTCTAAATAGTTGCAGTAAATAAATTGATTACCTGAACCACGAAATCCTGAAACCCGCATCACTAGGAGCGAAGCATGAAACAAAACAGCCGTCACATCGCCGTCAAGACAAACCTATCACCCGATGAGTACACCGAGTTTTCGGCCGAGTGCAGCATCGAAGGCGAGACACATGCGGAGATGATCCGCCGCTTGATGAAGTCCTACACGAAGAGTCAGAAGGATAAGCGGGAAGCGGGGAAAAGGGAACGTACCAACTTGGTCCCGGTTTGGGCCTTGCAGTTTCCGGGGAAATCGAACTACGCGATGCAGATGCGGAGCCACCAATGAGATTTCCGGTGGAAGTAATTCGCGGACAAAAAAATAGCCCGCTGTGCAGGCGGGCCATCTAACTTACTGAAAGCAATCAATGGACAAGATAGCACATAAACAGTCAAAAGTCCTCTCGAAGTGCGGGACATTCTACGACGCCGAAATGGCGCGCCCTAAAGGTGACGTAAACGGCACCAAGCGCGAACTTTTGCTGTCCGTAACCGAGCTGCGCCAAGCTCAAGAGGCTGCCAAGAAAGCTGAGGCGCATCATGGCTGAGTTCCAAATCGTATCCCGCGACATGATCCGCAACCGCGCTCGCCTGGCTTATTTTGCCGGCAAGTCGCGCGACTCCCACGGCATGCACCCTTGGACCGAAGCCGCTAAAACCTTCGTGCTTGCCTGGGATGCTATCGCTAGCTCCACCCTCTCAGTACAGAATACCGCAGCCCTGGCGATGCGTCTTGATGAGTATCAGGCGGCGGTCGTATGAAGGGCGTTCGCAAAGCCATCAGCAAAAAAGTCCGTTTCGACGTATTCAAGCGCGACGGCTTCCAGTGCCAATACTGCGGCGCTCATCCTCCTACCGTGATCCTGCACGTTGACCACATCAAACCTGTGGCATTGGGTGGTGCGAATCACATGGACAACTACATCACCGCCTGCCAGCCCTGCAACCTGGGCAAGTCGGCTACCTCCTTGGCCGAAATCCCCCAAAGCTTGAAAGACAAAGCTGCAGAAGTCGCCGAGCGCGAAATGCAGATTGCCGGCTACCAATCCGTGATGAACGGCAAGCGCCTGCGCATCGATGACGAGGCCGGCGAAGTGCGCGAAATATTCGAGCGGTTCAACGAGGGCTACACCATCAGCGAAATCGGCATGGTCTCCGTACGCAAGTTTGTCGAAGCCATTGGCATGCACGCCGCCTGTGACGCGATGGAGCAAGCTTGGACACGCCCAACAGTTCGCAAAGGCTCCGAGTTCAAATACTTCTGCGGCATCTGCTGGAACATGATCAAGGGTGGTCGCTAATGGCCCGCGCGCGCAACATTAAACCCGGCCTGTACAAGAACGAAGATTTGGCCGAGTGCTCGATCTGGGCGCGCTTTGTATTCCCTGGGCTATGGATGCTGGCCGACCGGGATGGCCGTATGGAAGATCGCCCGAAGCGCATCAAGGCTGAACTACTGCCATTTGATAATGCGGACCTAGACCAGCTTTTGAATGAACTGGAGCGTTTCGGCTTCATTCTGCGGTACGAGGTTGAGGGCGAGCGATATATCCAGGTCTTAAAGTTCAACGAACATCAGGCGCCACACGTTCGGGAGCAGGCCGGCACCATACCTGCACCACCCACAAACGTGCAAGGAACAACCAAGGCAGTGCCTAGTAATGACCTTAGTAATGCGTTGCCATCGCCAAGATCGCCCTCTTCTCTGATTCCTGATTCTCTGATTCCTGATTCTCTGATTGTGGATAAACCCACTGTCGAGGCTCCCGCCCCGATCTTGCGGAAGACTGACCGGCCTGATGGCGCTTTGGAAGTCTTCTCGTACTGGCAGCAGACGCTTGGGCACCCTACGGCCAAGCTGGATGCCAAACGAATTAAGGCGATCAAGGGGCGGCTGGCTGACGGCTACACGGTGGGCCAGCTCTGCCAAGCGGTTGACGGGTGCAAGTACGACCCGTTCAGCCAAGGTCAGAACGACCGGCAAGCCGTCTTTGACGATATTGAGCTGATCTGCCGCGACGGTCCGAAGGTGGACAAGTTCCGAAAGATCGCAGAACGCGGCCCGCCGAATGGCCGATCAGTGAACCAAAACAAAACCATATCGAACCTGCAAGCCTACCTGGACGCCCATGAAAACTGAAATCGCCAAGGCAATCGCGCTTCTCAGCGCCGAGTACGACTTGCCAGACTTCTCGCCGGATCGCATCGCCATGTGGATGAATGCGCTTTCAAGCTTCCCGCGTGGCTCTGTCACCAAGTCTGCCGAGAACTACATGCGGACGAATAAGTTCAAGCCGCAGCTTGCCGATATCGTTCAGGGCTGCATGACGCAGGTTCCTAACGCCTGGCTGTCGGCTGATGAGGCTTGGGCGCTGATGCCGAAGTCCGAGCGCGATTCCTGCATGCTGACGAACGAGACGGCGCAAGCGATGGCCGCAGCCGCCCCACTGCTGGCTGATGGCGACAAGATCGCGGCGCGCATGGCCTTCCGGGGCGCATATGAGCGTCTTGTTGAGCAGGCGAAGGTTGAAGGGCGCCAGCCGGTGTTCTTCCCATCGTTCGGCGACGACAAGGACCAGCGCGCCGCCATGCTCGGCAATGCTGTGCGCAAGGGCCAGTATCAGCTTGACGCTGCGCTGGAGCGGCTTCCCGAGTTCGCCCATGAAATCGTGCAGCTTGCCGGTGTTCGCAGCCATCCGATGCTCGCCGGCCCGAGCGTTGAAGGCAAGAGCAAGCTGAAAGAAGTGATGCTCGCGCTGAAAGGCCATCCATGAGCGCCCTTCTCATTGGCGAAGCTGAGGCCAAATTTCCGTTCCGGCACTCGACCGGCGTTGACTGCAAAGCCTGGGCGAAGCGGATTAATTACCGCTTTGAGCGTGGTGACAAGGATTTGCTGCCCGTCCAGATAACTTTTGCGCAAATGGCGCTTGGCATCAAACCCGAGGTGACGCCATGAAGATCGACCGCGAAAAGATGCGCCAAATCGGCGAAGCAGTGCAGACGCGCGAAAGCATGCGCAAGGCTATCCACGAATCGTTCAGCAACACCGCGCTAGCACAGCGCTTCGGCGTGAACGTGCGGACCATTGAAAAGCTTGCGGCGCTGAGCCGGCCGGAACAGGAGGCGGCGTGAAGCACATTGTTTGCTATTCCGGTGGGCACAGCTCGGCCCTGGTGGCGATTGAAGTCGTGCGCAAGTTCGGCCCTGCTGATGTGATCTTGCTAAATCACGACATGGCGGTATGGGTTGAGGATGCCGATGTGAAGCGCTTTAAGCGCGAGGTCGCAGAGTTTTTGGGCATTCCGGTCACGTACGCCAATTACAAAAATGCCACTATGGACCAGTTTGATGTATCCGTTGAGGCGAAGGCATTCAAGGTTGACGCCGGCCCTGAGCTTTGCACGAACCGCCTCAAGACTGGGCCGTTTATGCGTTTTCTGGAGGAAAACTTCTCCGATAAGCGAGTGATTTGCTATTACGGGTTCGACGCCAATGAGCCCGCGCGCATCCAGCGACGCAGCGGAATCATGGGGCAACTCGGCTATACAACCGCCTATCCACTTGCTTTCGGCGAGCGAACTATATTCGGCACGGAGGAAATTGGGATAGCTCGGCCGATGACCTACGGCCAATTCAAGCACGGTAATTGCATCGGCTGCCTTAAGGCTGGCTGGCAGCATTGGTTCATCGTCTATTGCACACGCCCCGATATCTGGCTTAAGGGAAAATGGGCCGAGGAAGAAATCGGCTACGCAATCCACCACGACGACAGCGGCCCGGTCTACCTGGAGGACATGGAAGAAAAGTTTGCCGTTATGAAATGTGCCGGCGTGCCGCAGACCGAACATATCTCACATCAAAGGTTTTGGGCTGACGCGCGTAAGTACATCAAGATCGCCTCGACGCCCGATCTTCTGCCATGCGAGTGCACGGTATGACTTTGGCCCGCTCAAATTTCCGCACCGTGCCGAGTAAAGAGCCTAAGCCGCCTGCTGGTCCTCGCCAACGTAAATGCGCTGTGCAAGCCTGCCGCGCCCTGTTCACGCCTCGCAACATGATGCATAAGGCGTGCGGTCCGGAATGCGCTGTGATCGTCGCTTTGCACGCCAGGCAGAAGCTTGAGCGCAAGTCTGACCGCGAGCGCCGTGCCGAGCTGCGCACCAAGGGCGACCACACGGCAGCCGCGCAAGTTGCGTTCAACGCCTATATCCGGATGCGCGATCAACTCGCCGGCTACCTCTGCATATCCAGTGGCAAGCCGCTCGACTGGTCCGGGAACAACGTCGATGCCGGCCACTATAGGAGCCGGGGCAGCGCGCCACACCTCCGCTTTGACGAGCGCAACGTACACGCGCAGAGCAAGCAGGAGAACCGTTACGCCTCTGGCAACGCTACCGACTACCGCATTGGCCTAATTGCCCGTATCGGCCTTGCCGCTGTCGAAGCGCTCGAAGCAGACCAAACGCCACGCCGCTACACGGTAGACGAGCTGGTCGCCCTGAAGATCGAATATCGCGCAAAGCTTCGCGCCCTCACCAATTCCCGGGCAACCGGATAACCGCAGCACAAGGGAGATAGACCATGTTTGGACGCACACGTATGTCAGCCGTATTAGTCGCTTCGTTGATGGGTGCAATGAGCGCCGGAGCCATGACGCAGCCGGCGCCACAAGTAACAGTCAACGCACCTAAGCGTGCAAAGAAGGGGCTGTTCGGCGGCATCCAACTCGCACCACGCACCAGCTGGAGCTATGGAGGTCCCGGCACAACCGCTGCGCAGATTAAGCGCGCCAGCAAGAAGGCTCGCAACGTCGCACGCCACAAGAAGCACGCACGCTAACCCGAACTGCCGCGCACTCACCCTGCGCGGCACCATGAAAGGAAGATATGGAAAACGTAGCTCTCGGAATCGCTCTTGTCGCATGGCTCGCGCTCACCGTATGGCTTTATGACTGTCGCCTTAAAGCAGAGGAAGAAATCTGCAGATTGAACAGTAAGGTTGACTCGGAGCAGCGCGAACGGGTGGCTCTGAGCCGGGAAAACAATCGTCTTCATGCGCTCGCCTACCCTGCTATGCCGCCCATCTCGCCCGCCAGGGTCCACCCAACCGACGAGCAGAACCGCGAACACAAACGCCGCTGGCACGAGCGTCAAGCAGTCGAAAAAGCGCTCAAGTGGGACGAAGCCGCCAAGGGGCCGCAATGATCGACCTCGAACTGATCCAGAATGGCGCGCTGGCGGTGATCTGCTTCCTCGCCTGCTGCATCTTTGTGATGGCATTCGGCCCGCCAGCCTTCAAGCGCAAGACGTTTGACGAGCTGGCCCGCGAACATGACCGCATGGTAAAGCACCACGCCGCCCGCAGCGAGGAAATGATTGCGGTACTGGTTGAGCGCCTGGCTGATAACCGGATGCTGCTCGAAGACCTCTACAAAGTGCCGGAAAACACCATCGACGTGATTCAGCAGCGCGCAAAGCTGTACTGCGATATCCGCGACGACGAGAAATTGCTCAGGGAGCTACGACAGTTCGGCATCGGGCGGCGCGTGATCCCGGTTGAATACGACTTGCTGTAAATATAACTATAAGGGGATGAGCATGGAAGATGCAGTAGTTGAGGTTCGTGGGCAAAAGTGGTACCTGTTCGGGGCTGATTACAAAAACGGGGCGGATAACGGCAGTTTTTACTTTTACGCGCTCTCGTTCGAGCATGCCGAGGAGGTGCTAATTGCGATCAAAGGGACTGCTGAGATTTATGGGCAGATCATGGAAATCACCGAGATGGGCGAAGATGAGCGCCCGCCTGTTACCCTGAACTGAGGCATACCATGACCCAAGCAAGCAACCTGCGCAGGGTAAAGCGCGACCCTTCCCCATTCGTTGAGCGCCGCACTGATGGCCTCGATATCTGCCTCGACTGCTGGAAGGAATGGATGGGCAGGAACGATACCGACCTCGGCGCGCAGTCACAGAAGACGCTCAGGGGCGACGGCGATGGCTACGGCAACACGGACACCTCGCAGATGCGCCGCGACAACGAGATTGCACAGGCGACTGACGCCATGATCCACAGCTTAAGCTCGGTGCATCGGTGGGCGATCCATCGGAAGGCAGGACTGGCAACCGCGTGGCGCTTCCCTAACCTGGACTACCTGACCGTTGCAATCGAGGCGTGCGAGGTGCTGGAAAAGAAGCTTCGTGGCAATAATGCTACGCGAATGGTATTCGTGTGAAATTTCCAGTCGATAATGATTGCGTTTGGAAAGATTTCCGAGTAGCATTGACGTCACTGGGTGTTTTTTGACGCCCAGCAAAAAGCCTGCTTCCTAACCGACGCGGGCTTTTTGCGTTTCTGGCACCCCACGCCAAAAGAATATGACGCCGATAGTAGGGCGGTCTGGGATAGAACTACTCACCTCAACTGGCAAGACGGGTGCGCGAGCTTTCGTAGGCAAGCGATAAACGAGAAAACAGCTAATGATGCCCGCAAGGGATAAGCGACTCGCCCACGTAATGGGTTCTCGATAAATAAAGCATACGGCTTCTGGCGCTGATGGCATGGCGTACCAGACTGACTACAGCATTAGGTTCTTTCTATAAGATCAAATGCTGTGGTCTTGCCTTGCATAGATAGAGTGATAGCTTATACCTATCGGTACAGAATGAGTGTTACAAGATTCTCCGTCTTGCCAAAGCTGTGAGAACGTCTGCCCGGACGCTAAACGGGCACCTATAACGCACCCATGCGAGGCGATCATGACCAAGAAACCGGGACCGGCACAGCGTCGGAAGCGCGAGTATTTGGAGGATCGCACGCCACAGGAAGACCCGGAGCCGCCAGTCACGCCAGAACAAGCGCGTCGCGAGCTAGGGTTCAATCTCCTGCCATTTAACGGCGGGGATTGGGAGGTGCAGGATTAGGGTGGGCCTGAAGGTGGCCACCTAACATGGCATTTCGAGGTAAATAGTTATACGAATCAACTACTTGACCCGGCCTGTTGCCTGGGCCTAAAGAGTCTCCCCTCCCTCGCCACAAGCGTTGGATTTCGCCCCGGCCGCATCACTGCGACGGGGCTTTTTTACATCTGCAATCTAAAGTAGAAACGAGTAGATTCCATGGCAAAGCCTAAAGGAGCGCCAAAGACCGGAGGCCGCTCCCCCGGCACGCCGAACAAGAAGACAGCCGAGACACAAGCCGCTGTCGAGGCGTCTGGCATGACTCCGCTCGAATACATGCTGCATGTCATGCGTGACGTTGGTGAAGACTCCCCGCGCCGCTTGGCTGCTGCCACTGCTGCCGCTCCCTATGTCCATGCCAAGCTGTCCAGCATCGAACTGACGGGCGAGAACGGCGGGCCAATGGAAACGATCACCCGCGTTGAACTGGTCGCACTGACCAAGGAATGACTTCCGCACAGGTGAAAATCCCCGACAAGCTGATTCCAGTATTCGCTGGCGAGGCTGATGTAAGGGGGTCATTCGGCGGGCGCGGTTCGGCTAAGACGCGCACCTTCGCCAAGATGACGGCGGTTCGCGCTTACATGTGGTCGAAAGCTGGGCGTGAGGGAATCATCCTTTGCGGTCGCCAGTTCATGAACTCGCTGGACGATTCGAGCCTGGCTGAGATTAAAGCCGCCATCGCTTCCGAGCCGTGGCTTGCTGCCCACTTCGAAGTGGGCGAGAAATACATCCGTACCAAATGCGGCCGCATCGCTTACAAGTTCGCCGGCCTTGACCAGAACATTGATAGCGTCAAGTCGAAGGCCCGCATTCTCCTGTGCTGGGTCGATGAGGCTGAACCAGTCTCCGAGAACTCATGGCAAACGCTTATCCCCACACTGCGTGAGGAAGACAGCGAACTGTGGGTAACGTGGAACCCGAAACGCAAGGGTAGCGATACCGATAAGCGTTTCCGTCGCACGCTTGACCCGCGCACGAAGATCGTTGAAATGAATTGGCAGGACAACGAATGCTTCCCGGCTGTGCTGGATCGCGTTCGGTGCAAGGACCAGTTAGAGCGCCCTGATAGCTATGAGCATATCTGGAACGGCGCATACGAGACGATCATCGAAGGCGCTTACTACGCCGCCAGCCTGACCGCTGCAAAGGCGCAGGGGCGCATTGGACGTGTGTCTGCTGACCCGCTGATGACCATTCGCCTGTTCGCTGACATTGGCGGTACTGGCGCCCGCGCTGATGCTTTCACGCTGTGGGCCGCGCAGTTCATCGGCAAGGAAATCCGAGTGTTGGACTATTACGAGACAGTCGGCCAGCCGCTTGCCTCGCACGTGGTCTGGATGCGCTCGAAGGGCTACACGCCCGATGTTGCACAGATTTGGCTGCCGCACGATGGCAGCACGCAAGACAAGGTATTCGATGTGTCATACGAAAGCGCGCTGATCAAGGCGGGCTACAGCGTGACAGTCGTACCGAACCAAGGCAAAGGAGCAGCAAAGGCTCGCATTGAAGCTGGCCGGCTGCGCTTCCCTGCCATGTGGTTCAACGAGACGACAACAGAAGCTGGGCGCGATGCTCTCGGCGCTTACCACGAGAAGAAAGACGCGATACGCAACATTGGTCTTGGCCCTGAACACGATTGGGCCAGTCACGGCGCCGACGCGTTCGGCCTGATGTGCGTCGCGTACGAAGAACCGAATCTGAGCTGGGGCAAACCGCTCGAATATCAATCACTAGGGATACGCTGATGGCAATGAACGATCAAGAGCTGCGCCAGATCATCGACGCCGAAGTATCGGAAGCGTCCGCATTCTCTGGCTCGACTCTTGCCGCCGAGCGCGAGCAGAACCTGAACTACTACTACGGCCGCCCGATGGGTAACGAGGTAGACGGGCGCTCGCAAGTGGTGAGCTGGGATGTGTTCGAGGTGATCGAGTCCACCATTCCATCGCTGCTTGAGCCGTTCTTTGCTGGTGATGACATTGGTGAGTTTGAGCCGGTCTCGCCCGAGGATGACGAGTACGCCGAGCAGGCTACCGACTACATCAACCACATCATCAAGAAGAAAAATGACGGCTTTATCACGTTCAATACGTGGATCAAGGACGGCTTACTGTCCAAGGTCGGCATTGTGCGCGCCTGGTGGGATGCTACCGAAAAGACGCGCAAGCAGTCATACAAGGGGCTGACCGAGCAGCAACTGCCCAAGTTCACCGATGACCCAAAGGTGACGATTACCGCAGCTACGCCCTACCCTGACCCGGAAGATGAAGCACATCGCGCACAGGCGCAGGAGCAGCTTGCCACTCTGCCGCCCGAGCAGGCGATGCAGGTTCAGCAGATGCTTGCCGAGCCGGTCAAGCAGCTTTACGACATTGATATCGTCGTCAACAATGGCCCGCGCGGCGCTCGCATCGACAATGTGCCGCCTGAACTGTTCGTGTTTTCGCGTCATGCAAAGAAGATGGCCGACTCGCCTATGTTTGGTGAGTTCAGGCAATACACGCGCTCCGATCTGGTGGAAATGGGCTATAGCAAGAAGCTTGTAGCTGACCTGTCCGAGTACGACATGCCGCACAGTCTGTACGAGCAATCGTTGCGCGACGAGAGCGGGCAATCGATCATGGCAGGCGACAACCGCGATGACGCCATGGAAAAGCTGTGGCTGTTCTTCGGCTTCATTCGTGCTGACGTTGACGGCGACGGCATTGCCGAGTGGCGGCGCGTCCTTATGGGCGGGAACACGATCCTTGAGAACGAGGAAGTTGACGATCACGAGTATTGCCTGTGGTCGCCTATCCTGATCCCACATCGTATTGTCGGCATGAGCTATGCCGAACCGATGATCGAGATTCAGAACATCAAGACGATGCTCACGCGTCAGTACATCGATTCGCTGTACATCGCCAACAATCCGGCTTCCTACGCCCTTCCCGGCGCCAACCTTGACGATCTGCTGAGCAATCGCATCGGTCGTGTGGTCCGTATGCAGCACGCAGGCGACGCTGGGCCGCTTCAGACGACGCTGGTGGCAAACGAATCGCTTCAAGGTATCGAACTGGCCGACACGATGCGCGAGGGGCGCTTAGGCGTTACTCGCTACTCGCAAGGCATCGATGCCGACAGCCTGCATAAGACTGCAGCCGGCGCTAATCAATTCCTCTCGCAAGCACAGCAGCGTACGAAGATGACTCTGCGCGTGTTCGCTGAAACGGGCTGCAAAGACCTGTTCAAGCGCCTGCTGCGCCTGACTTGCACGTATCAGGACAAGGCGGCAACGATCAAGATGCGCAACAAGTGGGTGGAATATGACCCGCGCAACTGGTCCGATGAAATGGATGTGAATATCGCTGTCGGCCTGGGCACCAGCGACAAGCAAGCTGACGTAGCGTTCCTCAACATGATGGCGCCTTACTTCATGCAGGCGCAGCCGCTCGGCATCGTGAGCAAGGAGAACGTCTACAACCTGGGCAAGCTTCTGTTCAAGAAGGGCGGCATTCAGGGCGGCGACAAGCTCATCACTGACCCGGCCACCGTTCCCGAGCAAGCGCCGGCCAAGTCGCCCGAGCAAACGCTCGCTGAGGCTGAATTGCAGATTGAGCAGATGCGCCAGCAAGGCAAGATGGCTGAGGCGCAGCAGAAGGCCAAGGATAACGCCGACAAGCTCGCAGCCGATACTGCGCTCAAGGGCATGGATTTGCAGCTCAAGGACAAGGAAATCCGCATCAAGGAAATAGACCTGGGCATGAAGGGCATGGAACTCCAACACCGCATGGATCAGGATCAGGCTCAACAAGGCCGCGACGACCAGATGCGCGCCGAGAAAGAGTCAGCAGGCAGCGCCGACACCGACCACAAAGAGCAAATGATGCACATGATTGCCGGCCTGCACGAAAAGCTCGACAGTCAAGCGAAGATGGAAACGCACATCGTGCGCGGTCCTGACGGCAAGGCATCGCATTCGGTCAAGCGGCATCCGGCTCCCGAACAGCCTAACGAACAAGAGGAATTCTGATGGCTGACAATATTCTCAGCACCGACCGCAGCGCGGCTAATATCGCCATCGCTGCCAAAGATGTAGCTGGCGTCCTCGTTCCGCGCAACATCATCACGGATACGGCCGGCACTGACATTACGCCGCTGACTGACGCAGCATTGCGCGCGACTGCTGTGCCTGTAACGTTGCGCAACGCGGCCGGTACGGGTATCGCATCCCTAGCGCTGGCAACCACGCTTGAGGGCATTCTTACCTCGGCGGGCGCTACTGACTTCTTTTTCAGTACGGCAAACGCATCAGCGGCGCAACTTGCAGCATCGGCCACCTTCACTGGCACCGTTGAAAGCATTGTTTCCGCACAGGCATGGTCAATCATTCTCACCAGCGATCAGCCTGGCACGCTCACGCTGGTTGAATACATCGATGCAGGGGGCACGCGCCCGACAACGACCAAGACGGTTAACATCGTGGCAAACGTGCCTTTTTCGCGCTGCTACACGGCAAATGGCAATTACTTTAAGCTGACATTCCAGAACACGGGCGCGAGCGCGACAACAACGCTCAACATCAATACGGCATTCGGCGTCCTTCCTGCGGTGACTGCCTTAGGGAATGCTCCTGTTGCGCTCAATGAGATCAACGGCGCGGCGTTCAGTTTGGGGCAAACCACCTCAGGCGCATCGCTTCCTGTCACGGTAGCGAGTGATATCGCATCAGGCACGATCACTACGCAAAACTTGGTTCCTGCTGGTGCTGCAACGGCTGGTTCGGCTGTCGAAATCTCGCTGAATGGCGCATCAACCCTGTCAATCCAAACTGTCGGCACCTATACCGGCGCGCTGAGCCTGCAAGCGACCATTGACGGCACGACCTGGATTACGATGGGCGGCACGCCGCTTGTCAACGTCAACACGGGCGGCTACCTCGCTTCAATTACCTCGGCGCTGCAAAGCGTGTTCCAGGCTGACGTAGCGGGCTTTGCCAAAGCGCGCATTACCGGCCTTGCCGCCGTGACTGGCACAGCTACCGTCTCGCTACGTACGACTGCCGGCGCGGCTGCAATGGTGGCGCTCGATAACTCGATACCGACTGGTGCGAACGTCATCGGCGCGGTTACTGGCTCGGGCACGTTCACGGTCGATACGGAAATGATGGTAGCCGCGAACATCCTTGACACGCTTGCGGCAGCAACCACGACGCGCGTTGGTGCCGACAACTTGCTGTGGAATGGCGTCACATGGGATCGTGAGCGCAGCAACCTGAACGCTGTGACCGGCGACACGGGCGCCAAGACGGTAACGGGCAATGGAGCCACGCAGATCAACTACAACGCGATTGGTGCTTACATCCTGATCAACATGGGAGCAGTCACAGGAACGACGCCTACGCTTGACGCCAAGGTACAAGTGTCTATGGATAGCGGGACAACGTGGCTTGACCTCCCTGGCGCAGTTTTCCCACAGTTCACCGCGACCGGGACGAAGATGCTTGCCATTTACCCCGGCATCACCGTTGCAGCCAATGCTGCAGTGAGCGCCCCGATGCCGCGCACCTGGCGGATCATGTGGACCATTGGCGGCACCACGCCTAGCTTCACGATCACCAACATTCAAGTCGCCTACGTCAACTAATGATTGCGCACCTCTACACGCTGCTGTTTAGCCGCGTTACAGGAGAGCCACCAGTTGACCCGCCTCCGGCTGTAACGCCGGGTGGTGGCGGTGGCGTAGGTGGTTCAGGCAACGTGCGTGAAGTCCGCGCATTCGCTGACTTGCTCGATAAGGCTCGCCCGACCAAGGCCGCAAAGAAGCGCCTGCGCCGCGTGCTGGAAGTCGAAGCGCTGGAACTGCTGCCCGACGAGCCGGAAGCCATCAAGGCTGCATCGATCATCGCGCAAGTGGTCGCCAAGAAGGAACTGCAAGCCATTGAGCGTCGGCCGGCTGATGCTGCCCCACTCAAGGCGCTGCCATTCGACCCAAGCGAGATGATTGCTCGCATGGTGGCTGAGTGGATGGAGAACGAAGCGATCCAGCGTGAACTGGATGACGAATACGAAGCAGAAATGCTGCTAATGGACTGACATGACGCCACAAGAACAGATCGACCGCGCCGAACAGGCAAAGCTGCTGTACGAGCATCCGATGCTTCAAGAGGCGCTTGCAGACATGAAGGGCGCGATTATCGGCCAATGGACAGAGCTAGGCATCGAGAATAAGGCGCAGGCCGAAGAACTCAAGCGGCTCCTGTGGGCAGTGCAGCAGTTTGAAAGCATCTTCACCGTAACAATCTCTGGCGCCGCAGTCGCTCGCAATGAGCTGCTTGCCGACGCCACCAAACAACGGGCCGAAGCGGCCAGAAAGCGTATGTATGGCTAAGAAAGACATTCCAGTGCTGGCGGCGTTCATCGCCCAAGCAGAGAAGCAAGCACAGAACATCGGCATCACCGTTTGCCAGGTCACGCACCCCGACGCGGTACAAGGCGCGATCCACGAAGGCAGTGCCTCCGGTATCCGTCTCGTCAAGGGCGACGCGGTGAGCGCGGTCCTCTCGGACGGTAGCACCATCTAATTTTCACAGGCTTGCGGTGCGCCTTCGAGCGCCGCCCGTTGAGTTAGGAATAATCAGTCAAGCCCATCCTTCGAGGTGGGCTTTTCCGTTCTGAACTCACACCTCACGGAGAAAACACAGCATGGATGAAGCACTGACAACCAACAGTTTCGCGGAAATGATGGGCGGTCCCGCCGATAACGAGCAAACCGAAGATTCGGACTCGCAAAACGACGATACCGCTCAGGAAGTAGTGGAAGAAACCGCTCAGGACGACGCCGAGCAGCAGGAAAGCGAAGGCGACGACCAAGAGCAGGACGAACAACCTGAAAAGGACTCGGCCGAAGCGTTTCTCGAACTCGAAATCAATGGCGAAAAGGTCAAGGTATCGAAGGACGAAGCGAAGAACGGCTATCTGCGCCAGCAGGACTACACGCAGAAGGCCCAAAACCTCGCCCGCGAGCGTCAGGAATCGCAGGCACACATCCAGCAGCAGTTCGCGCAGGTTCAGCAGTTCAGCACCGAGATTGGGCAGTTGACCAACCTCGACGCGACGTTGAGCCAGTACCAAAACGTTGATTGGCAGGCGCTTCGTGAGACTGATCCTCTCTCGTACAGCACGCACCTGGCCGAATACAACGACATGCGGGCGCGGCGCGGCGAGATGGTGCAGGCAATCGGCTCCAAACAGCAGCAATTCGCGCAGATGCAGGCGCAGCAGTTCCAGCAGCAGACGCAAGAGGCGCAAACCTACCTCGCGGCCAAGATTCCAGGCTTCGGCAAGGAGCATCTTGAGCAGATGAAAAGCTTCGGCACAGCGCACGGATTCACGCCCGAGGAACTCGGCAACGTGTCCGATAAACGCATGCTCGAAGTGCTGTGGAAAGCGGCGCAGTTCGACAAGTCACAAGCCACCACACAGAAGGCCGTCAAGGCGGTCGCGGCTCTGCCTACCAAGGCAAACAAGCCGGCGCCGGCATCGAAACCGGCCAACGAAGTCAACATCGATAAACAAGTCAAGCGCGTGCAGCAAACCGGCAGTCTCAAGGACTTCGGCGCACTGCTTGGCATGACCAAAAGGTAGAAAATCATGGCACAAGTCGCAAATACTTACGCAACCTTCAACAGCACCCGCAACCGCGAGCAGCTGATGAACAACATCTGGAACGTCAGTGTTTCGGAAACCCCATTTGTCAAGCTGATCGGCAAAGAGTCGGTCGAAGGCGTGTTCGTTGAATGGAACACCGACGCCTACGCCGCTGCCGCTGCGAACAAGGTTGAGCAGGGTAACCAGTCGGTTATTGTCGCTGTAACGCCTACTGTCCGCCTGGGCAATCGCACGCAGATCAGCGAAAAAGTGTTCGGCGTGACCGGCACGCAGGAAAAGGTCGAGAAGGCAGGCGGCAAGTCGGAATACGGCTATCAGCTCGCAAAGAAGATGGTCGAACTGAAGAAGGATATCGAGTTCAGCTGCTTGCAGAACACGACTTCCATCGCAGCTTCGGCCGGCGTGGCTCCGCAAGCACGTGGCCTGCCTGGCTTCATGGACAGCAATACGTCGCTCGGCACTGGTGGCGTTGCAGCCAACCCGGTGACCAACACCGCCGCAACTGATGGCACCCAGCGCGCTCTGACCGAGACTCTGCTCAAGGGCGTGTTGCAGACCATGTTCGACAACGGCGCCGATATCGACGCCACGTACATCCTGTTGCCATCGACCCAGCGCACCGTGTTCGATACCTTCCTAGCCGGCCAGACCCGGTTCGACAAGGCCGAGGACAAGTCGCTGACTGCCACGCTGGAAGTCTACATCGGTCCATTCGGCCGCGTGAAGACGGTCAACGCTCGCCACATGCGCCAGCGTGAAGCCTTCATCATCAACCCTGAGTTCCTGGCGCTCGGCACCCTGCGCGCCATGAACGACACGCCGTTGGCGAAAGTGGGCGACACGCAAAACACTCTGGTCAACACCGAGTGGACGCTGATCAACAAGAACACCAAGGCCCACGGTTTGATCGCGGACTTGTCATGATTGTAATAGTAGCAACGTAGTACAGGAGGGCGGCTTTCGAGTCGCCCTTTTTCATTCCCGAACACTTTACCGGACGCCCCATGCTACTTGACGCAACTGGCACTAGCCGCCTGACCATGCACGAGCATGGCGAGGACACGACCATCGTTGAATCGACGGACGTATCTGCCGCACTGGCGCGCAATGCTGCCCTGCGCTCTGCTGGCGTCACCAAGACCAAAGACGGCGACAACTTCCACGCCTCGATCCCTATCCCGCTGCTGAACTCCTGGGGGCTGCGCAAATACGGCGTGACCTGGGATGTGATCGCCAAGGACAACAAGAAGCTCGACGAGTTCATCGCCGAGCATGACACCGTACGCATTGGGGGTAATTGATGAGCGATCTGGCGTCAATGCACCGCGAGGCGTTCTACACATTGTGTGATGAGCTGATTTATACCGGCATGTCACGCGCCGTCTGGACAAGCAAAATGCTGCCAGATTGCGTCATCAAGGTCGAAGAACGCTCACGCATGTTTCAGAACATCGTGGAATGGGAAACCTGGCAGCGCGTGAAAGACACGCCCCTATCTCGCTGGTTCGCTGAATGTAAGTTCATCAGCCCGGGTGGCTCAGTTTTGGTAATGGAGCGCACTCGCCCTGCCAGTGACCGCGAATATCCGCAGAAAATGCCAGCGTTTCTCAACGATTTCAAGCGCCGCAACTTTGGCATGGTTGGCAAGCACCTCGTGTGTCATGACTACGGCATTACCGATCTTATTAGCCATGGCGCATCAAAACGAATGGTCAACGCAAAATGGAGTGACTGCGCATGAACTACGGCCAACTGAAAGCGGCGATTGCTAACCGCCTGTCGCGCACCAACCTAACCGCGATCATTCCCGACTTCATCACCCTGGGCGAGTCGCGCCTGTACGCCGGCTTCCGGGATATCGAGGTGAACGTGCCGCCTTTGCGCCTGATTCAAATGTTGACGAGCGAAACCGCGTCTCTCGCGGCACTGCCGACCGGCTTCCTCGAATTACACCGCTTTACCGTGCCAAGCGGTAGTTACACGCGCGCGCTTGAGTACATCACGCCGGAGCAGATGGCGGGACGCGTTGCTGCGACCAACTGGCCGCTGTATTACACGTTTCAGGACGGCGGCGTCAAAGTCGAAGGCGGCACGCCGGCCAGCTTCACGTTCAGCTATTACAAGCGCTTCAACACGCTGGTAGCTGACGCCGACACCAATTGGTTGCTTGAGAATCATCCCGGCATCTACCTCTATTCCGCGCTCATTGAGGCGTACGCGCACATCAAGGATGATTCGCGCCTGCCGATGGCTGGTCGCATGTACGCAGCCGCAGCTAACGCGCTGATCGATTCCGACAACGCCGCCAAGCATAGCGGCTCAGTCTTGAGCATCGGGGCCGCACGGTGATTCCGCTGATCGGCTTCGCGCCCGATATCGACACGACGACGCCTGGCGCTATCACTGACTGCACGAACGTCATCCCGACACTGCGCGGCATGGCAGGCGCTCCAACGCCGCTGGATGTGGGCGTAGACGCTCTGCCGGCCTATTGCCATGGTGCGGCCGTCCTGTCGCGGCTCGACCAGCAGCGCCGCCTGTTCGCCGGCACGCAGACGAAGCTGTACGAGTTGATCGGCACGACATATACCGACCGATCGCGCGCGGGCAACTACACTGGATCGTCAGAGAACCGCTGGCGCTTCGCACAGTTCGGCAACGCATCGCTGGCGTGCAATCAGACCGAGCAGATTCAATACTCGACCTCTGGCGCGATGGCTGACATTACGCAGTCGCCTAAAGCGCTGATCATTGAGACCGCAGCCGGCTTCGTGCTGGCGTTTGGCCTGAATGCTGCCTACGTGGGCGGCGATCGTCCTGACGCCTGGGCATGCTCGCATATTTACGATCACATGACTTGGACGCCATCAGCCGGCGTCAATCAGGCGGCATTTGGCTACCTGCTCGACACTCCGGGCGATATCCGGGCGGCCAAGCGGATCGGCAAGGACGTTGCGGTCTACAAGGAGCGCTCGCTGTACCTCGGGCGCTATGTCGGCCCCCCGGTGATCTGGCAGTGGGATCTAGTCGCGGCAAACGCTGGCGCAGTCTCGCAGGAAGCCGTGATCGACACCGGCACCGCGCACCTGTTTATTGGCCGCGACGACTTCTGGCTGTTCGACGGCTCGCGCCCGCGTCCAATTGGCGCACCGGTCAAAGAGTGGTTTTTCTCGCACTCGGACAGCACGTACCGCTATCGCATCCGGTCCTACTTCGACCAGTTCAAGAATATCGCCTGGTGGTTCTATCCGACGCCTGGCAGCAATGGCGAGCTGACTGATGCGCTGGTCTACAACCTGAATAACGACCGCTGGGGGCGCGTCACGATCCCTGTGCAGTCGGTCCTGATGTATCAGGGTGGCGAGACGACCTATGACAACTGGCCACCGGGCGCCGCGACCACGTTCGACACGGTGATTGATCTCCCATTCGACTCGCTGGCCTTTGACACCGATTCCAGCGCGCTTGGCATCTTTGGCGCCGACCTGAAAATCAAGACCATGACCGGGCCGTGTGCCACTTCCATGATCATGACCGGCGACCTAGGCGACGATGCGCAATACACGACGCTCCAACAGGTAACGCCGCACTTCACCATTCGGCCTCCTGCCTCGTCCATGACCCACTTTACGCGCAACTATGCCGGCGACACGCTGGAACTGCGCAGCACGACGACACTCACCGGGAACCGTTACGACGCGCTCGCCTCTGGCCGGCAGCATCGGCTGCAACTGAACATGACGGGCGATTACGAGATTGTCGGCATTGAGCCACAAGCCACGCCGGATGGTGCCGAATGAGGATCAACACTGACCCGCGCCTGCCACAGAACGAAGACCCGAAGGCGCTCAAGCAGCGCCTGTACGAGATTCACCGGGACGTATCGCAGCAAGTGAATGCCATGTCCGAGGGCTTGCTGTCGGGCGCGAGCAACGCCGCAGCAGCCATGCCGACGACTGGCACGTATGCCAAGGGTGATTTCGTGCGCAACTCAGCGCCGTCCGAGCTTGGCGCGGCCAGCAGCAAATATGTCATCTTCGGGTGGATTTGCACCGCTGCCCCGCTGACGTTCGTACAGATGCGCTTTTTGACGGGCAACTGATGCTGCGCTCAATCGAACCGAAGGACATTGGCGACGATTGGGAGCGGGTTCGCGCCGGTCTGGTGGAAGTTAAGAAGGCGACCACGGACGACTGGCTGCCCGAGGACGTTTATATGTGCCTCAAGAGCGGCACGGCAGTCCTTTACATCGGCGAGGACGAGCAAGGCGATTACCTGGGCTTTCTCGTGATGCGCCGGGTGAACACGTTCCACGGTGCGAAGGTTGAGATATGGGCGGCGCACTCTGCCACGAGTCGCCCGCTGATGCGCATGTTCTGGCCTGATATCGAGGCAGTCGCCAAGCAGGCAGGCGCCAATGGCATCACGTTTTCATCTGCCCGCGAGGAATGGCAGGTTGCTGCAAAACGGCTCGGGTTCATCCCGAAACAAATCACTTACGAATTTACCCTTTAGGAGCCAATTATGGGCGGCAGCAGCGCACCAGATCACACCACTACCACGACCGAGTTGCCCGAATGGGCGCGCGGAGCATCACAGGACTTGCTCAATCGCGGTACGGCACTGTCTAACCAGAACATGCCGGTCTACACCGGGCCACGCACGGCAGGCTTAAACAGCATGCAGACGCAGGGCATGCAGATGACTGCCGACCGGGCTAAGAATGGATCGGCCGAGATTGGCGCCGGCAAGGGCAACCTGCTCGATACGCTGAACGGCAAGTATCTCTCTGCCGGCAATCCTTACCTGGGCGCCGCAATTGACCGCGCCTCGGGCGATGTGACGCGTAACTATCAGGGCGCCGTGGGCGCCAATGATTCGCTGATGGCCCGCTCGGGCGCATTTGGTGGCTCGGCATGGCAGCAGGCGCAGGAAGGCGCGCAACGCCAGCTTGCAACCGGCCTGACGGACGTATCGACGCAAATGCACATGCAGGACTACGGGCAAGAGCGTCAAAATCAGATGGCAGCGCAGCAAACCGCCCTCGCCTACGGCCAGCAGCCATACCTCGACGCGCAGCAGCTTCAACAGGCCGGCGCCACGCAATACGGTTACGACCAGCAGATTCTGAGCGACAAGCAAGACCTGTTCAACGAGCAGGCGCAATCGCCTTACAAGTCGCTCGATGTGCTGGCGAACACGATTCGCGGCGCTGTCGGCGGCGGCGGCTCTGTCAGTTCCGTTGGCCCTGGCGCCAATCCATACGCTCAAGCAGTTGGCGGCGCAACCGCGCTGGCTGGCCTGCTCGGCAAATAAGGGGATCACGATGAGCGGAACGAATGGCGGTATGCCTAGCCCAATGGGCCAAATGCCACAGATGCCCCAGCCGGCGCAGTTCGGCCAGGGTATGACGGTCAATCCCGGCGCAATGCCTCAGCCAGCCAATCAAGGCGGCTCGGGCGCACCAATGCCGCAAGCGGGCCAGATGCAGCAAGCCATGCCCCCGGCACTCGGCGGCGGGCAGCAGCCGGTACAGATGGGCCAAAACCCATACCAGTACGGCGCACCACAGACAACCAACTACGTCCAGCAGCAAGCGCAGATGCGCATGCCTAACCGCCCATATTAAGGAGATTCACTTGGATACATGGCTCAAATGGGCGTTGCCGCTCGCAGCAGGCGCGGGACTCTTGGCAACTGGTGGCGCTGCGACGCCGCTGCTTGGCATGCTTGGCGCTGAAGGTGCGGCCGGCGCTGCTGGTGCGGGTGCAGCCGGTGCAGCAGCAACGGGCGCGGCAACAGGAGCAGCCGGGGCAGTCAGTGGCATCGGCGGGCTTGGCGGCTTAGGCGGTATCGGTGCAGCAGAAGGCGCTGCGCTTGCTGGTGGCGCTGATGCGGCACTCGCAACCGGTGCAGCAGCGGCAGAAGGCGGCGGGATGCTGGCCGGCGCAAGTGCGGCCGCACCGGAAGCGGCCGGCACAATGGCTTATGTCACACCGTCCGTCATGGGTGAGTCGGCAGCGTTGCCTACCACTGAACTGCTCGGCGAGATGTACGGCGGCGCCACGGCTGGTCCTGCTGCGCCTTCGGGCTTTCAGACGGCTATGGGCTATGCCAACAAGGCGGGCAAGGCGTACAGCGCAGGCAATGCGGCAATGAGCGCCGGCCAGCCACAGCCAATGGCACCACCGCAAGCACGCCCCTACTTCAATGGGGCATCGCCGCCAATCACACAGGAGCAGCCACAGCGCAGCGGCAACAAGTTCGCTGAAATGCTGCTTGAGCAACGCCGTCGCGGCATGTTGGGCTAAGGGGAAATCATGGGACTGCTTGACAGTAAGTATTTGAACTACCTGCCCGACGATCCGAACAAAAAGGAAGCGATGCGCGCTGGCCTGCTGCAATTCGGCGCGGCCATGCTCGGCGGTCGCGGCAACTTCGGGCAGCATCTCGGGCAAGGTTTGTCCGCTGGTGCGCAGGGCTATCAGGGCGCGCTCGCCGGCCAACAGCAGGCGGTCCTCGACAAAGCACAGGCCGAGCGCTGGCAGTTGGAGAACAAGACGACTCAGGCTGCACTCGATGAGCCTGCCGCACTGCAACGCATCATGTCAACGCCTCCTGCCGCCCAAAGCGCAGCATCCGAGCTTGCCGGCGCCGCTCCATCCCAGCCAGCAGGAAGCGTCATGCCATTGAACTCGCTGCCAAAGACCGGTCAGCCTGCCGCACCAGCTGCGCCACAGAACCTGTTTTCCACTTACATGGCCTACGGCGACCGCCTGACGCAAGCCGGCCGGCCAAAGCAGGCCAAGGAATATTACGACCTGGCCGACAAGCTCAAGCCGAAGCTGAAAGAGCAGCGCGCGCTTTCTAAGGACGGCAAAATCGTCATGGCGAACGTCTACGACGATGGCCGCACCGAAGAACTCGATGGCTACATGCCTGCCGAAAAACTCAGCTTCCACAATACCGGCGCATCAACAGTCGGCCTTGACCCGTACACCGGCAAGCCTATGCAGACGATTCGCAACTCGCAATCGCCTGATTCAGTTGCACGCATCGCAGCTGATGACCGCCAGCAAGCAGCGATCACGCAGCGCGCGTCAATGGCCGGTAGCGACGGGGGTGCAGAAGGGTTGCTCCCACCTGACACCGTGAACCTGATGGCGCAGCAGTACATGGCCGGCGACACGAGCGTGATGCAGAACCTGGGGCGCGGCGCGCAAGGCGCTAAGAACATCATCGCCATTCGCAACGAGATTACCCGCCAGATGACCGGTCAAGGCAAAGGCGGCGCCGACCTGGCAGCGGCAAACGCGCAGTTCATGGGTACGAAAGCCGGTCAACGCACGGCCGGCACCCGGATTGCGAACGTGGAAATGGCTGCGAACGAAGCTGAAAGCCTCATCCCATTGGCGCAAGAAGCGTCGTCGGAAGTGGCGCGTAGTGGCCTGCTGCCATTCGGTAAGGTGCAGATCATGTTCGACAACCAGACCAACGATCCAAATCTACGTAAATTCGCCGCAGCTAACAACGCCCTGGTGAACGTCTACGCTCGCGCTATCTCGCCATCGGGTACGCCGACTGTGGCGGACAAGGAACACGCACGCGAGATGATCGGCACGGCAATCGACCACAAATCCTACATGGCCGTGACGCAGCAGATGCAGAAGGAAATCACTGCTGCCCGCTCGGCGCCGAAGGCTGTACGCAAGGCGTTCAACGACGAAGTAACCGGTAAGGATAGTCATGCGCCGGCCGCTCCGAAAGCGCCGGCAGCAGGCACCGTCAAAAGTGGCTACGTGTTCAAGGGTGGCAATCCAGCCGACAAAAACAATTGGGTGAAACAATGAGCGGTCCATGGGAAGAATACGCAGACAAGCCAGCAGCCAAAGCTGAGGCGTCGCCGTGGGATGAATACGCAGGCGACCAGCCGAAGGTTGCAGCCATCAAGGACTTGCCCAAGAAGTCGTTCGCCGCAACAGTCGGGCAAGGCATGGGCAACCTCGGGGCTGGCGCGCTGCGCGGTGCTGGCTCTATCGGCGCAACGCTGCTCTGGCCTATCGACAAGGCGCAGGACTTGTATTACGGCGACCGTGGGCCAAGCCTTTCCGGACTGATTACCGGGAAGGCGCTCCCAACCCGTAATGAGGAGCGCCGGCAGAAGATGGACGATGGCCTTGAAACGGCAGGCGCCGAGCCTGACTCGATGATGTACAAGGGTGGCAAGCTGGCTGGCGAGATTGCTGGCACGGCTGGCGCAGGCGGCGCGCTCGGAAATGGTGTGCTTCGTGCCGCTCCCCTGCTAACGCGTGCGGGTGTCTCCGCACCGGCTGTTACTGCCGCAGCCGAAGCGCTCACGACTGGCGGCTTCCGAGCTGGTGGGTTGACTGGCTTGCGCGGCGCTGCTACCCGGGTCGGCGCTGGCGCCCTCTCTGGCGGCGCATCCGGCGCACTGACTGACCCTGGCAATGCTGGGATTGGTGCTGGCGTCGGCGCTGTGCTGCCTGGCGTGGCTAAGGTGGGCGGCAAGGTCGGAAGCTGGGCAGCCAACGCCATGACCGATGGCGCCAAGCGCCTGATGCAAAGCTCGCTAAAGCCGACCATCGCACAGCGCAAGAGCGGCGACGCGGCAACCGCAGTCGAAGTGATGCTCGAAAACGGCATCAACCCGACTCAGGGCGGCGTGGGCAAGCTTCGCGGGCTGATTGATATCCTAAATGACCAAGTGACCGAGAAAATCGCCAATTCGACGGCGACGGTGAGCCGGCAGAAGGTTATGCAATCGCTCGATGACGTTACCAAGGACTTCGGCGTGCAAGTGGCGCCGACTGCCGATTTGGCCGCGATTAAGGCTACTGGGCAGGACTTTGCCAATCACCCCGGTATTGTGGGCGACGCAATCCCGGTCCAAATGGCGCAGGCGATGAAGCAAGGCACGTACCGCGTGCTGTCAAAGAAGTTCGGCCAGATGGGCAGTGCAGACACGGAAGCTCAGAAGGCACTCGCGCGCGGACTGAAAGAAGGCATCGCAGAAGGTGTGCCGGGGATCGCTGGGCTGAATGCTGCCGAATCAAAGATGATTCGCGGGCTGGATGTGATTGAGCGTCGCGCTCTGATGGACCTCAATAAAAACCCGGTCGGCTTGGCGGCTCTGGCTCACAGCCCGACTGCCTGGGCAACGATGATGGCCGATAAAAGCGCTCTGTTCAAGTCTTTGACCGCCCGCATGCTCAATTCCACTGCGCAAGGGGCGAAGGCTTCAGGCGCCCGGATCGAGGGTATCGCAAGCCTGCCGATGCTGCGCACTACTGCTCAGGTGGCTTCGTCCCGCCGTGAATGAAGCCCCAAATCACGGCCAGCACGAAGAAAGCCAAGAGCTTCAGCAATAAATAGTCGATGTAAGTCATAAATTCACCCTGAGAGCCTGCCGCGTGCAGGCTTTTTCTATTTCGGGAGCATAGCACGATGCCAGTCCCTAGCCTTATTTCAGATTTAACAACAACACCGGCCACAAATAGTCCTGCCGGCTCCGAGTCGGCAAAGGGCGTGGTTGATGACTATCTCCGCGCGCACGGCGCTTTCATCAAGCAGATTTCCGACATTGTGCAGGGTCCAACGGTCACGCTCGCATCTGCCGCTACGGTCAATATTGGCTTTGCTGGCTCGCTGAATGTGGCGATTACCGGCACGACCACGATTACTGCTTTCGACATGTACGCAGAGGGGGCATTGCGCTACGTGACGTTCTCGGGCGCGATGCTGCTCACGCATAACGCGGCGGTCCTTGTGCTGCCTGGCGCTCTGAATATCACGACCGTCTCGGGCGACGTGGGCATCTTCAAGTCGAACGGCTCGGGCAAGTGGACTTGCATGGTGTTCCAGCGCGGCGCCAATACGCTCAGCCCTGCGCAGGTAACGACTGCACTCAACGGCGCGACATGCTCCCCGGCGCGCGTGCTGCTTTCAGATGGGAGCGCCGCAGCGCCGTCACTGTCGTTCTCAAGCGAAACCAGCACCGACACCGGCTTTTACCGGATCAGTGAGGGCGTTATCGGCGTGGTGATCAATGGCGCGCTGGTAGCCCGCTTCCTGTCCACCGGCTTTGAAGCCATCAAAGTGACGCAGACAGCATGACGCTGCCCGTCTCCGCTCCGATCACCTTGGCGCAGGTGATGACCGAGCTGCGCACTGTTACACCTGGTCGCGCCTATCCAATAGCACTTGGCGACGCCGATGTGCGCGCGCTGGCTGGCGTGCCATCCGGCCCTATCTCGCTGACGAACCTGCTCGGCAAGAGCGCTTACGTGGCGATGAGCGGCAGCGTATCAAACCCAAGCACGACAGCGGCAATCAATGGCTCGGTCAACTACACGAAGAACGTTGCCGTATCGGTCAGCTTTACAGGTGGTCTAGCCCCGTTCTCCTACGCCTGGTCGCTGGTATCTGGAGACGGCACGGTGACGGCTACGAACGCGGCATCGACCAATGCCAACTTCCTCGTAAATCGCTTTTCCAGTCCCGGCGAAGTTATGACGCTGATTGCGCAATGCATCGTCACTGATGCGACCGCAGCAACCCTGACGCGCACCGGCACCGTCACCCTCACTCTCACTTAAGCGGGATACCCATGCCAGTACCAGCAAGCATTAATGACCTCGCGCTGACCGCGATTGCCAACTCTCCGCAAGGCACCGAGTCGGCGAAAGGGACGATTGACGAGTATTTCCGGGCGCACGCCTCATTTCTTGCCGATCATCGCGACAAGCTCGCCAATTGGGTAAGCGTCAAAGACAAAGCATTTGGCGCGGTCGGCGATGGTGTGGCAAATGATACTGCTGCCATCCAGGCTGCCGTTACGTTTGGAGCGCTCACCAAACGTAAGGTAATGGTTCCCGCTGGTAAGTATCTGGTCACAGATACTATCAGCGTTCCAGTCGGTACGCAGCTTAAGGGTGAGACTGGCTACCAGTACACAAACGGGTTTGGCGCAGACCCGAAGGCGACGACGATCCTCTTTCAGCCAACTACTGAGAAGTCCTTGTTTGTCGCCAACGGTCTTAACTACTCAGGCTTCCGTTTTCACTACAGCATCAGCGGCCTATTCATCCAGGGGAATAGTGCAACTGCTGTCGGGCTGAGCAAGTACGCACTCGACCTTGACGGTGTAATCTACGGGCGTTTCGAGAACATAGGTATCGAGGGATTCCAGACTGGCATCCGGTGCAGCGCCACCATCAACAATCGGTTCGTCAATGTGTATGCGACAGGAAAGATTCAAGCCGTTTTGTATGTCGGCAACAACGAGACGACCGACGTTTGGGACCAGTGCAGTTTTTGGGGCGCTCCGACCGGCATTACCGGTGCGGGTTCTTCGCTGTCCATCCGGTTTAACCACTGCCTGTTCGAGCAACTTGACAACTACGGCTTAAACCTTGCGCGGGAATGCCAGAATTGGATTGTCGATTGCGGCTATGCGGAAGACGCGCCATTTACGAATAACGCAGCGGGCGCCATGTTCCGCGTTGGCTACACTGGCGTTACCCTAGTCGCGCAGAACCACCTCACTGTCATCGGCGGCACCTACAACGGGCGCAACGCGGGTGTGGTCGGCAGCTTCATCGATACGGACTACTGCAACGGTGTAGTGCTGCAAGGTGTGACGCACAACCGCTTCACCCAGATCATCAAGACTAGCGCGAACACGCGGGTGGACAGCATTGCAGTTACGGCTGGTGCGGGGGTGGGCTTCACCACTTACGCCACCGACATGACCAAGGTGACAGGGGTATTCCCCAACAGCGTGATCAACAGCGGCTCGAACGCGCATAACCTGCGCGTGCTTGATGTGACCGCCGACACCATTGCCGCCCGTAGCGGTGGGTCTGGGATTAACTTCGGCGGCGGTGCTATGCAGTTCAGCATCGGCGCGGCTAACGCTGCATGGCCGACTTCTGATGGTACACAGGCGTTTGGTTTGGGGTCAAATCGCTGGGGCAACATCTATGCGGTCAACATCGTGTTATCGCCCCCTGCATCGGCTACCCCAACTAGCAACGGCTCGATGCTGTTCCAGCTCACCAGCAATACGTCCCTGACCATAAAGGTCAAGGGTTCGGACGGCGTTGTCCGCAGTGCCTCGCTCGTCCTTGCCTAACCCCCTCCCCTGCCCAATCCCCGCAGATTACGACAGCCACCCTCGATAGGCCAACCAATGACAACTCCTACTCCAACACCTCCACCGCAAAGAATCGTAGATATGCAACTCCCCCTCCCTTGGCTGCTTTCGTCGGTTGCCGCAATCATGCTGACGATGGCAACAATGGTGTGGAGCGTTGCCGGCCAGTCCAACAAGCTTGACCAACTCATCACCAACACTTCCAAGCTCGAAAAGCGCGTGGACGAGCGGGATACCCGGGTTGAGCTGATGAAGGATGCGCAGTACGAAGCGCGCCGCGTGCAGGACTTGCTGACTCAGCGTATCGATAATCTGGAAAGGGCATCGCGCAAATGAAGCCATCCGAACTTCTGCGGATCATGCCGAACGCGGGGAAACAAGCTGACCTGTTTGCCCCGCACCTAGCAGCGGCATTTGCCCGCTTCCAGATCAACACACCAGAGCGCCAAGCCTCCTTCCTCTCACAGATCGGTCACGAGAGTGGCGAGCTAAACCGGCTCTCTGAAAACCTCGTGTACCGCACCCCTGCGCGCCTGAGGGCGGTATGGCCCTCCCGCTTTCCGACACTAGCATCGACCACGCCATACATCGGCAACGCCCCGGCACTGGCAAACAAGGTCTATGCGAGCCGTATGGGCAATGGTGACGAGGCAAGCGGCGATGGTTTTCGATTTCGTGGCCGTGGATTGCTAATGATTACCGGGCGCGAGAATTACGACAAGTGCGGCGCGGCGTGCGGGTATGACCTCGTAAAAAATCCGCAATTCCTCGATTCCCCGGCGCTCGCCTGCCTCTCTGCTGGCTGGTTCTGGTCCTCGCATGGGCTGAACGAGATTGCCGATACCGGGGATCAGGAGCGCGTTACCCGGCGCGTGAATGGGGGGATTACAGGCTTGGCGCAGCGCCTGGCGATGTTCGACCTCGCCTACCGAGTGCTGACGCAATGACCTGGCTCACGCACGGCCTAGCCTTCCTCGCCGGCATCTGGCTCGGCATCCTGTTCGCGCTGTGGGCCGTCGATATGGTCCCTGACGCGATTGGCAAAATCCTCAACCACTCACCGAAAGATTGAAATGATCCCTCTTCCAATCGTAGACGGCGTTTTCGCTGTCGGCATGAAACTCGTAGACCGCCTGTTTCCTGACGCCAAAGCAGCGGACGCGGCCAAGCTGGAATTGCTCAAGATGCAGCAAACCGGCGACCTGGCGCAGATGAACGCGGACCTTCAGCTATCGCTCGGTCAGATCGAGGTCAACAAGGTCGAAGCGGCCAGCACGGACATTTTCACGTCAGGATGGCGCCCATTTGTAGGCTGGACCTGTGGCGCGGCGTTCGCGTACAAGTTCGTCCTGGCACCGTTCATCGTGCTTGGGCTGACTGCTGCCGGCCACCCGATCAGCCTGCCGGTGCTCGACTTCACCGAAATGAGTACCATCCTGCTCGGGATGCTCGGCTTGGGCGGGATGCGGACAGTGGAAAAGATCAAGGGGGTTGCTTAAAATCTGTTCCGCAAAACACCGCGGTGAATCGCCTTAGCCCGGAGGATTCACCGTGGTGACCGGACTTTTGCGGAATGCAAATCCAGCATAAGTCCTTGTTAACTATATGTTAACCTTCAGACTTAAAATCTCGTGCTCGAAAGGGCGTGCCGGTTCGATTCCGGCTCCGGGCACCAACGATTTTTGATGTATTTATTTTTCCGCAAAACTAACGCATTTCCGCAAAATCACTTGGTTGGCGTGACCAATTTGCCGCGGCGATGGCGCACGTAATGCGCTGTCATGGCCGCGGTGGAGTGCCCGAGCTGGTCTTGTGCCGCGGCGATTCCTGACGATTCCTCCTTGTCGGTGGCAGCTTTGGCGCGCAAGTCTCGGAACTGAAACCCGCGGATTGCCGCGGCTAGGTTTGGGTGCAGAAGTACCGCGGCATCCCGGGCGCGGTCAAACGCTCCCCGCAGCATGGCTTTACTCATCGGCTGTCCACGCTCGTCGTTGATCAACTTCAGCCCCATGACCTTCTGCCCACTCACCCGGGCGAGTACCGCGGCTAGTTCGCCCTCGATGGATATCCGGACCTTCTTGCCGGTCTTGTTCTGCTCGACCCACAGCGCGCCGTCCTTGATATCGCCGCGGGACAGCTTGAGAACGTCCGCGGGGCGCTGTCCGGACAGGTAGGCCAAGTCCAGGGCGTCACGCAAGGCAGGTTCCGCGGCATCGCGCACCGCGGCAAGCACAGCGTCGTCAATGTAGGCGTCTCGGCCATCCTCGCGGAATCCCTTGATCCCGGCGCATGGGTTGGCCTTGTCGGTCATCCCGGCACCGCGGGCGTAATTCCAGATGTGCGAGAACAGCGCCTTTTCCCGGTTGGCTGGCACTTGCCCCTCATTCCCGCGGACTTTCTCAGCAGGCTTCCCCGCGGCGACGCGCTCAGCATTTTTGATCCGCTTTGTCTCGACCGTCTTGACCACGCGCCAATCCATGAATTGCCGGATCATTTGCGGCGTGATGCTCTCGAATGGCTCCGAGCGGTCATCAAAGAATGCATACAGCATGTTCAATTCGCGCAGGTTGATTTCCTGCGTCGCCGCGGCTTTCGTCGGCACGACCTCGCGCACGTACCGCTCGGCTACCATGCGGAAGGTGATCAGCGCACCCGGGTTTCCCTCGCCAAGCGTCAATTGCCCCCACTTGCGCACCGCGGCGACGTAATCGGACCCGAGCGGAATCTCGCGCCGCGGCTTCGATCCGGTATCGAAATAGTAATACGTGACCTTGCCGCGGTGGCGTGCGCGCATCCCGGTCGGCAAATTCATGTTGCGTGTCGGCGTCCTGCCCATTGCTTACTTTCTCATTCCTGGCGGTATCCATGCCGCCTTCGGGATGACCGCGGCAGTTCCGCGGCCTTCGATCACACTCCGGGCGACAACAGCACGCCCCGCGGGATTGACCCAAAAGGCGATGCCCATCGTTCGCAACGATTCAATCTGCCGCGCCTTCGTCTTGTAGCCGGTCAGCGCTGCCATATCTTCCGCGGTAAGAAACGTGCTCATAGCCTACTCCCTATCAAACCTGCGCGGATCATATGGCAGCTTTGCCACATCCCTCGCCTCATCCTGCCCCGGCCCGTCCGTGGTCCTCTGGCAATCGCAAGGCTCGGTATTGCATGCCGTGCAAATAAGCGGGACGTTGGTGAAGATCGTATCCCATGCACCAGGCGGGATTTTGCCGGGGCGGCGAGCGCTTCCTTTTCCACTCATGGCAGCACCTCAAATTCTTCTGCCTTGATGAAGTCGAGATTTTCAAAGTAGCCATTCCAAGGCACAGAATAATCGTCGACAGATTGAAGGCGCGCCACTTCAGCCTCGGCAGACACCAAGTTACTGAACACGCCGCACAGTTCGTAATGTCCTCCGTCACTGCCAAAGGAATCGCCTGTGCTGTACTGCGCCCACACGAGCCATACTTTGCCGCCAACTGCAACGGTGTCCGAAGTTTGCAAGACGTTGTACCCGTCTTGTTGCGCCACACGACAGGCGGTCACAGTTACTGAGCCATCTGTGCTATCACAGTCCCACTGATCATCAGGGGCACCTTCGCGCGTTACCCAAGTCTCTATAGACACTTCAAATTTCAGGTAGCTCATCACTTCTCCTCTGGCTGCAATGCAGCGATAGCCAAATCCACCCCGCAGCCCATGTCCTCGCAGTCGAACGGCACGTGGCAAGTGATCGTGAAGCCCTTGCCGCCACCTATCGCGCTGGCGTGGTCCTCAAGGTAGCGCCACCGTGCCGCGTCAATAGCCTCGAAACGATCCCGCAACATTGCATCGCGCTCGGCATCGGTCGGGAGAATCTTCGCCGCTATCGCGCGGCAAGCATCCCATGATGCCGTGCTATCAATGCTCCCATCGCCCCCGCCAAACGCCGACAGCAGATCATGCACGGTGAGCGTGTACTCGACATCCTCGGGCGCAAGCTTGGCGCCTTCGTTGGTGTGCGTGCGCTGTGCTGCGTAGTGGCTGCCGATCATGGCAATGACGGCCTCGGGTGTGGCTGGCAGGCTCGGGGCGGTGTCAATGCTCGGCGCGCCCAATAATGGCGCGATGGCTTCCTGAATCCGAGAGCGCAATTGTCCTGCCGCGTGGAACTCGATAGCCACATCACGAAGGCTGTTGACCACTTCGCGGGTAATGTGATCCTTGATAGGGGCAATGCTCGGTGCGCGATCCGGGGCGGTGCGGATGCCGATTCTGTGGGCAGCTTGGAATGCCATCCATCCGAACTGCACGCGCATTTCGACGTACTCGTCGGCAACATCGCCGGATATCGTCTGCTTTCGGCGCCAGCTTGCCATCGATCCCGGCCCACTGAAGATGGATTCGTACTGCTCGCGCAAGTGGTCGTATGCGTTCGGAGCGACTTCCCCGCCACGCTCCGGCCATACCTGCTCGCTGCCGACATCAGGCCCGCTCGCTAAGTCAAAGCCGATCAGCACAGGCTCGGCGGTTTGCATTGCTGCACGCCTGCGCGCCAGTAGCCAGCCGCTGAACATTGGATTCGTGCGCGATGATCCGTAGCGCTCGTTCTTGTCGTCCCAATCTAGGTGAACATCGAGCAGGTAGCCATCGGCGGCAATGTCGGCTTCGAAAGCTTCCCGCTCGGCGCTTGTTGGTGCGTGGGATTTCATGTAGGCTCCTTTAAATATTGCCATGCTGCTGCTGCCACTCTTGGAACTTGCCCGTTTCCAATGGCTCTAATTTGGTCCATCCCACGGGCCACCCCATATGCCACTCTAGGAATCTCGGGTTCAATGGGCCATGGGCGCCGTAAGATCGTGGCTCCCTGGCTTTGCCCTTGTCCGCCCCTCGCATATGGTGCGCTTTCGTATTTGATGCCGTTGGCGTAGGCAACAATCCAGATTCGTTCACGTTCATGGGCAGCTCCGGCATGATGCGCACCGAGCACGCCCCATTCTGCATTGAACCCCATCGCGGCCAAGTCTCTGAGAACAATTCCGAGTCCGCGAGAAGTGAGCATTGGACTGTTTTCCAAGTAAACGTATTTGGGTCCAATCTCGCGAATGATCCTTGCCATTTCGAACCACAGTCCACTACGCTCGCCTTCAATTCCGACGCCTCTCCCCGCAGAACTAATGTCTTGGCACGGGAAGCCGCCAGCCACAATGTCAACAACTCCGCGCCAAGGTCTTCCATCAAAGGTCGAGACATCATCCCAAATTGGGAAAGGCGGAAGGTATCCATCGTTTTGTCGTGCAACAAGCACAGCTTGGGCATAGGGTTCTTTTTCGACTGCGCATACGCAGGTATGTCCCAAAAGTTGGCCGGCCAGGATGCCTCCGCCAGCGCCCGCGAATAAATGAAGCTCATTCATGCTTCTCCCTTCGCTGCGCTACTGGTGGCAACCTCGACCAACGTCAATTGCGTGTAGTTCATGGCGTCGCGGGTCAGCAGGTAGCAGCAAACCAACTTGTCGTAGCCATCGAAAAGCGCCGCCCACTTGACCCGTGGGGCGCGGCCAGCGGTGTCTTCCACATATTCGCGCTTCATGCCGTCAAACTGGCGCGCATCCATCCAGTCTTCGCCAACTCGCGCCCCGTCGATCTCGTCCAAGTAGCGCGTTTGCTTTACCCTGTCCGCGCTCGGCTCGGCGCTCTCCGGTGCAGCGGTCCCGATATTGCTCAGTTCGTCAATGAGTCGCCGCGCTTGTTTGTCGCCCGGGTAGATGCCCACATACGTGCGCAGCTTTTGGGCCGCTTCCAGGCAAACCAGGCGGGTTGCTTCGTTGGAGTTATTCATTATTGGCTTTCGTGGTGGCGATGGCTTTGTCTAGCGAAGCAATCCAAGCATCCTTGGTTGCTATCGGGGCGATGAATGGCTCGACCATACACATCTGGTAAAGCCGCTCCAGACGTTCCGCATCCCTCGCACCATCTGGCGCTTCGGTGGGCGCTGCAACTGGCGCCGACGCGATGAGCTTTTCGACGTTCTGTTCGTGGCGCTGTTCGTCGGTAAGGGCGGGATCTGGCGAGCGAGCGTCGATGTAGTTGATCAGCGCATTCCACGTTTCCGTTTGTGTTTCCATTTCGCATGAGCCTTCCCACGCAAGAGCTAGACCGACGAACTCCGCGTCATTGCCTATGCTCGGCAGCGCGCTCTTGGAACGTGCGGCACGGTCGGCCAGAACGTAGGCGTGCACCTGGTCGGTGGCGAATAGCGGCTCTCCTGGTCCAGCGCTGACCGATGCCCGCTGATATCCGTTCAACCTGTACATTCGCGCCGACGCTACCGGCAGCGGTGGCAGCGCGCTCGCATCCTGTTTGACCTCGGGTGCGCTGGCTTTAAAGTTCGGGCAATCTCTCCAATGTGATTGGTAGCCCAAATCCACATTGCATTCTGCGCAGCGCCCGCGCACCTCCACTGGCGCAGCTTGCACAGCCGGGGCGCGCAATGCCCATGCAACCTTTGCCGCTGGCCCCATCACGTAGCCGGGACGGTCATCGGGCAGCGCGTCCAACTTATCCATTGCATCGCTCAATGCGTCGAAGTCGGGCGTGTGCCAAGTTTTCGTTTCGCCGTTGTCCTCGGTGTTATCCATTGCGTCATGAGCAAGGCGCACCACTTTGAGTACCAATTCAATCACAGCGTCAGCATCGGGCGCTTGCACAGGTGTGCAGACTGGCGCAGCGTAGAGCTTTACCAACTTACGGAGGTATGGCGTTGCATCGTAATGCGGCGACGGCACAACAAGTTGTTGCAAGTCGTTCAGGACAAAGCCAGCCTCTTGCGCTATTTCACGCAGCCACTTGGTGGTTACTCGGCCACCGCCAGCAGGTTGAATAGCTGCGGACTCGGTGAGCAAAAGTGCGTCATGCGCTTTGCCGAGAATTTTGGTCGGGTTGCCATTGCCATGGTGGTACAGGTCGAGCAGGCTGCTTAAAGCTTCGCGCAGCACGCTCATTTGTTTTTCCTGAGTCATCATTCTTCTCCAATTATTTTCATTTCGTATGCCGAAGCTTTCTTGAATGCGGCTTCAATACCGATGCCCCAGTAGCGACTAGCCTGCGCTCGACTGCGCCATTCGCCATCGACAAAAAACATCTTCATTCCTCGCCTATTGTTAGACTGCGTTTCCGCATCCGCCCAAACGCAATTTGCCGGCTCATAATTTCCGTTTGGGTCCAGGCGCTCAATAGTTAGGCCGACCGGGCCTTCACCCATATCCTCAAGGAAATTTTCAAACTTTAGCCACCGTTCGCACACCGCTATTCCGCGCCCACCATACTGTGGGTAATGAGCGTCTGTTTTGCATGAGCATCGTATTTTCATTGCCGTCCAAGTCTTATATGTTCTTGTCGTAGACTTGCCGTGCGTTGCCTTGCCAGCGCTCCGGCCGCCGCAACTCCTCGATCCGCCAGAGGTGAGCCTGAACTTGCAGACATCCCGGATAACTCCACAAGCACACTGAACCGTCCAATGAATTGGCTTTCCTTGAGCAATCGGGGCCTCTGAGATTGCAGTCCAGCGCCCAAACTTCCGACCCACTACGAATGGAACTTTTGGCCCAGCCATGATCAGTTACCTTTCGTTGGGGTGGCGAGGTGGCGCTCGATGGCCTCGGCTATTTCGTGTGCCTGACGCCACGTTACAAAGCCAGATTCGCGGATCACGTTTGCAAGCGCCTGCAAGTCGGTCGGCTTGGCCTGCTCTTGCTGGGCGGCGGGAGAAATTGCCTTCATTTTCCAGTGCTGTGTAATCTCACGCTGATTCTGCAATTCCATCGTCAGGCGCTCAACTTCGGTTGCCTCGCTGCTGGCCCGTTCCGGGGTAGTGGTAGGGACTGCGAGGGCGGCGCGAACGCGATTGTCGATGAACTCACACAGCTCCTCGTAGGCTTTGCGGCATTTCACATCGCCAGATTCTTCGCCTGCATATTTCAGCATGCGCTCAATGATGTAGTCGAACACTGAATCACCTTCCACTTCGGCCAATTCGGCGCTCTGGATGGGCGCAGGCGCGGCGGCTCGCAGGACCGCAACCGGATCGTAGCCAAGTTCGTGCATGCCATTCTTGTAAGCGAAGTCGCAAATTTCCGTGAGGTGGCCCAGCGCTTCGGTTATTTTGGAGCTTTCGCCCGGCGCAACATCGCCCACCATCTTCACCAGATCGCCAGCCTCACCGAAGCCTACGTAAAGCTGCGGCGTCGTATCAGGGATCGGCAGCAGCGCCGAGTGCGATTTCGTAGCGCCGGACAGGTTCAGGGCAGCCGTAATCAGGTCAAGCTCGCGCATTGGCTCATTCATTTTGTCAGTTCTCCGTTATGTTTTGGTGCGCCGAAAAGGAACGATACGAGTTCGTCGCGTACGTGGTTCAGCGGGTATTTCGTGATGGTGCGCTGTGATGCCTGATCGTTACGCCCGCCTTTTTCCAGATCAGCGAGCCGGTAAATCGCTGCTGTCGGTGCGCCCTGGTAGCCCTTGACGAGTTCCGAGCTGATTAAGCCAAGATTCACCATGGAACACAGGCAATCACGCAAGCGAGAAAAGCTGCAATCGAAGTGGGCGAACATTTCCCGAACGCTCATGCCGTCATGCTGGGAAAGCAAGTCGATCACATCATTGCGGCGCTTTGCAGCGTTCGCACGTTCAATGCTGCGTCCGTTTGGCTTCGGGCCACGTTTGACGATGAAGCGCGGGATAACAAGCGGTGCATTCATGATTCGCTCCCAAAGGTGACACCGTTCATGGCGCCATACGCTAGTGAATACTCAATCACGCTCGACATACGCCCTACGCTCATGTTTGCGCTGCTCTCGCGGATGTTGACAAATTCTCCCTCAATGCCGGGAACCATATCCACACCCAAACCAGTAGCAACAGCGTGGCCGGATATCATCAGCGTCTTCCACTGAGGTACGACCAAGACACGACCCATGAATTTAGCTTGAGCCGCGATATCACCAAAGCATGCATGCATCTTCGCGTTCTGCTCTAGCGAGCGGGTCGGATCGCTGAACCGGACGAACTGACCATCAGGCGCGGTCAAGCAGTAAGCGGCAGCGTTCCGGCGCGCTTCCATGTGCGAGAGGACGAATGTGCGCTTGGTCATGGTCAAGCAACGCGGAATGATGACTTGCCGATTTCACGAACCGATTCATCGCCGTCATATTCCGCAATCTCAAATTGGCTGCCTAGCTTCACCCACGTCAGTTGCAAGTCTTTGCCGCCGCCCAAATATTCACTTGGGTACAGATTCTTAGCTTCAGAAATGCATGCGTCAGCACCACCACGAATAAACGCTTCCACAAGTCTTTTATCCACTGCCATGTCCTCATCACCCCATGTGCTCCAACCTGCTCCAAAGCCTGGCGAATAGAGCACTCCCACACTTCCGCCGTCGATATATTTCTCTACCATTTTCAATCTCCTTATTTTTTTGGCCAAGCTAAAGGCTTCAGGGCGGCGCGCTGGACTGCGAGCGATTCGATCTGCACCACGCACGCCTCCATCAGCGATATCGTGTTCTTGGCCACTGCCATCAACTCATCAACGCTAGCCGGCACATCGTCGTTATCCGGTTGCATCCGGCGCAGCACCTGGGTAGCCGTCGCCGCGAGCTGACCGCACAGCATCTGGAGCGACTTCTTCGCGTCCTCGTGGGCGCTGCGAACCGTCGCATAGGAGCCGCGATTCTCAAGCAGTGCAGCAGGTATAGTGGAAAGGTCGATCATGTTCGTTGGCGGGAGTTACCTCGCCCCTTATGTTGGCTTATAGAGGAATATCGTCCCAATCCATATCGCTGCTCGGCTTCCCGGCAGGCTTCGGAGTGTCGCGCTGCCCGGTGCCGCCCTGGTAGCCTTGCTGACCAGCAGGAGCGCTATCACCGCCCGTAGGCTTGCCGCCCAACATCTGCATCGACTCGGCAACAATATCGGTCGCGTACTTTTCAACGCCGTCCTTGTCTGTGTACTTACGGGTCTGCAAGCGGCCTTCGACATAGACCGTCGAACCCTTCTTGAGATACTGGCCGACGATTTCAGCCAGTTTGCCGAAGAAGGAGACGCGGTGCCATTCGGTCAACTCTTTCTGCTCGCCGGTATTCTTGTCTTTCGACTTGAACGAAGTAGCGACCGCCACATTGGCGATGGCGTCACCGCTCGGCATATAACGCATTTCAGGATCGCGCCCGAGATTTCCAACGATGATGACTTTATTAACTGATGCCATGTTCATGCCCCTTCGGTTTGTGGTGTGGTGAGTTCTTCTTTGCGGCCGTTGTAAACGTTCTTCACGGCGGTCAAGGCGTCCTCATTGCTGAACGACTGCGCGTAGCGGTACGCGGCCTTGTAGTGCGTTTGCAGCACTTCCAGCGATTCAGCCTCGATCATTGGCGCAATCAGGTCTGTGAGCATGTCCTCGCTGAACTCGGGAGCCTCAACGCCAGTCGCCAACCAGGTCATGATTGCGGCGCCAGTGTCAGGAGTGATTACCTGGGGATCGCCAGAGAACAGGCCGGTACGATCTTTAGTCGCTGTGGCATAGTGCCCACCGTGGACCAGATCAAGCACCGTAGTGAACTCGTAAATGATCCCGTCGCGCTGCTCTGCCTTCATGCCGAGCTGAAGAATCTTGGTCTTGCCGTTGGAGTCCTTTTCCGACGCCGTATCGGTCTTGCTGCGCATCGTGACGATCACATGCATTTTGGCCTGCAAGATCGCGTCGACAAAGGCACGGTGCCGTGGATCGCTCTCCGACCATGCAGACCACGTGTTGCCCTTGTACTTGGAAGCGGCCAGCTTTTCGTTAATCTGCAACATACCGCCCGTGCCATTCCACTCGTGCGTGATGCTGTCGATAATCAGCGTGTCGTACCCGGCCTTTTCGGCTTCGTGGATCGCTGCGATGTAGCGCTCAGGGCTATACGGTGCGGTCAACTCCATTACATCGAAGTCGAGCAGATCGCAATACAGCGATGCTGATCCATGCTCTGTGTCAATCACGGCCACCTTGCCGCCGAGTCCTTTTGCCAGGAGAATCGAGGAATACGTTTTTCCTGATCCTGATGGGCCGGTAAGTGCCAGCCGTAGCTTGGCTTGCTTACGCACTGCCTTTGCGAATGTCATAGTGATTCCTCTTTCGGTGCTGCGGTTATCGCCTCAAAAAGGCAGGTTGAATCGGATTACGTTTTGCTCGTGCTGCTTGCGTTCGGCTGCTGTCAATGGTGGTGGCGACCATGTGCGCCGGGTCTCGTGCCATGCCAGCACTTCCCGCTGGCGTTCGCGCTCTACCCTGACGCGCTCGCGGATTGCTTCGATATCCATAGTTACTCCGGAAAATTCGCTGCGATAATCGCCAGGACTACGACAACAGCCACTGTGGGATACCAACTCCGCTCGCAATATCTCCACAGGCGGCATGGGAGGCTGCGATACGTTTTGATGCGTGGGCCGTTCATTTCGCCACCCACATCGCCAGGCACGCGCACACCGCAACGCCGGCCAGCATCAGCGCCGGTCTTTCTTCGCACCAGCTCATGCGGTAGAACAGGAGGAAGGCGATCATTCGTGGCTCCCGCGCTGAGCCTGCACGTAGTCCGCATGGCTCTGCTGCTCGGCTGAGTAGGCAATGCCAGCGCACAGAGCGATAGCTACTACGATTGCGGTTAGGTATTGGCGCATGGCTGCTCTCCTGTGGCTTTGGCGATGGCGGCGCGAGCGGCGCGCATGTCAACGCTACCTTCGGTGTATTCCCACTGCTCGATGTTCACTTGATTGGCTTCGCCCATGGCGCTGTAGTATTCGATGCGCTTAACCATAGCGTCCAGCGCAGCCAGCAACTCTGGCGCGGCGGCTATCAGTCGGGCGTCAGCTTGGCGCTCACCGCCCCAAGTACTGGCTACATATTCTTCGTAGCCATTGTCATTAGGAATCCCCTTGATCACATGATCATTAAACTTGGCTTCGAAGGTCCACGGCCCCGGCGTATGCTTTGCTGCGTTCATGCTGCCTCCCCTTGTGGAATAGCCTTAGCCTTCTTTACCGGCTGGTCAAAGCCGTACTGTGGTGCGAGCTGCACAGCCTTAAAGATGGCGCGCTGCTCAGTTTCTGCGGTCACTTCCAGCGAGAGCGATGT